TGGTTGCAACAGCCGCACCGCAGCCGAAAGTCTTGAAGCCAACGTCCTCAATAATGCCGTCATCGTTGACTTTCAGGAACATCTGCATGATATCGCCGCATTTCGCATTGCCGACCATGCCGACGCCGTTTGCATCCTTGATTTCGCCCATATTGCGCGGATGCGCAAAGTGATCCATAACTTTTTCGGTATACATATTGATTTATCCTCCGATTGAAACTTTGTTCGGGTTGTTTATTTTTCTACAGATTTTGATTTAAATCAGCTCAGCCGTGATACAAAGGCGACATTTCACGCAGCCTTGCAACGATGCGGGGAAGAACATCAAGCACATAGTCAACATCTTCTTCGGTTGTGTCGTCCCCAAGGGTGAGTCGCACGGAACCGTGTGCAATTTCGTGCGGGAGGCCGATCGCAAGCAGAACATGACTCGGGTCGAGTGAGCCGCTTGTGCAGGCGGAGCCGCTGGATGCCGCAATACCGTTCAGGTCGAGCATGAGAAGGATGGATTCGCCTTCGATGTACTTGATGGAGAAATTGACATTGCCCGGCAGCCTTTCGGTGCGATGCCCGTTGAGACGAACCTCGGGAATGCGTGCTTCAATGCCCGCAATGAGTTTATCACGGAGACGGGTCATTCTTGCGCTTGTTTCATCGATGGATGAGCAGGCAAGCTCGATAGCTTTGCCCAAACCGACAATGCCCGCAACGTTTTCGGTGCCGGCGCGCCTGTTGCGTTCCTGTGCGCCGCCGATAAGCAGGGAGGGGAGCAATATGCCTTTGCGGACATAGAGTGCGCCCACACCTTTCGGTCCGTGGAACTTATGCGCAGAGAGTGAAAGCATGTCAATGTTCATTGCCTGAACATCGATGTGAACATGCCCGACTGCCTGGACTGCGTCCGTATGGAACAGAACGCCGCGCTCGCGGCAGATTGCGCCGATTTCGGCAATGGGCATCAGCGTGCCGATTTCGTTGTTGCCGAACATGACTGAAACAAGAATCGTGTCGGGACGAATGGCCTCGCGAACCTGCTCGGCCGTGACTCTGCCGAATTCGTCAACGGGAAGGTAGGTAACTTCAAACCCCTGCTTTTCAAGGTAACGGCAGGTATAAAGCACCGCATGATGTTCTACGGCGGTGGTGATGATATGTTTGCCCTTTTTGCTGAGCCTTTCCGCAATGCCGCGCAGAACCATGTTATCGGATTCCGTGCCGCAGCCGGTAAAAATGATTTCCTTTTCGGCATCCGCCGCATTCAGTGCGCGGGCAACCTTTTCCCTTGCGTCCGCAACTGCCTTGTGCGCTTCCTGCCCGAATGTGTGAAGGCTGGAGGGATTGCCGTAAATGTCCGTAAGATAGGGCATCATGGCGTCAAGAACTTCTTTGTTGAGCGCGGTGGTTGCCGCATTGTCCATATATACACGTCTCATTTGTTGTCTTGATTCCTTTCCATTTGAGTAATGTAATCATCCGCAAGGTCGCGGACGGAGGTTGTGTTCAAAACGTCGTCAATGCGCCTTTGCAATTTCAGCCAAAGCGGGCGTGCGGAGCAGGAACAGACGTTGCTGCAATCCGTTCCGGTTGTGCCGACGCAATCGACAATTGCCGTGCTGCCTTCAAGAACTCTAAGCACCTCGCCGACGCTGATAAGCTCCGGCGAACGGGCAAGCACGTATCCTCCCTGAACGCCGCGCAGCGCAGTCACAAGCCCGGCTTTTTTCAGTGAGGCTATAAGCTGTTCAAGGTATGCCGCGCTAACGCCCTGCCTTTCGGCAAGCTGCGCAATGGAAAGCCTTGCTCCGGAATCGTATTCGGTGGCCAGATCAACCATTGCTTTAAGTCCGTAACGACCCTTTGTAGACAGCTTCATATCGCGTGCGGCACTCCTTTCACCTTGTTTGCGCCCGTTAACACCGAATTTATCGACCTCGAACGGGCTGCACTTTTATTATGTGCAAAGCATACCACTTTACTCGGATATTGTCAATAATTCCGAGCAGTTCACTCGGATATATTTTAACTTAATCAAACCAAAAACGCCTGCCGCAAAAGTCACTCTGCGACAGGCGTATGCGATTTGTAATTAAAACGGAAATTATCCGGTGAGAACACGTAAATATCTCTCAAATAACGCTGCTTTCAACGCCGGTGTCGGTTTTGCCCGCATTGGATGCGGCAGCAGCCTCAAGCAAGGCGATCCGCGCTTCAAATTCATATATTTTTTGCGCAAGCGCGGAAAAGTTCTGGTTTAAGCAGTTTTCGTTAGCCTTAATATCATCTTCGTGCCGCTGAACATCGTCCGCTTCGCTGCGTTCCGTGGGCAAAGCAACATAGTATAATGCGCGCATGTCAAGTGCCATGTCAATCCACCCTCTTTCCTATTCCGATTTCAAGCTCAAGTCCGCCGCGCAGGGTGAAACTTCCGCCCGCTTCGTTCGACAGTTTCAGCCGAAAGCATCTTCCGCCGTTTTTCAGTGGAATTTCGGTAACTTTTGAACAGCTGTCGGGCAGCTGCTTGCGGCAGGTGTATGTGTTGCCGTCAATTTCAACCGTCACTTTCAGCGTGCCTCCGCTGCCGCGCAGATAAAGCCTGCGCAGATTCTTGACGGCGGCCTTGGCTCCGAGGTCTGTAAGCGGTGTGCACCAAAAGGCATTTATCGGTTCACCGTCATAGTCCATGCCGTTATTAAAAAGGTAAACAAAACGTTTTGAATTGATAAAAAGCAGCCTGCTGCCGGAAACCGCCATGTCGATAAGCTCGAAACCGTTCCTGCGCATATATCGCCTTTCCAAAAGGTCATATTCGATCATTTCGTCCCTTGCGCTGCGCCGAAAAGTGAAATACAGCCTGTCGCGAACGATTTTTATGCGGCAGCCGGAAACTTCCGCCGTTGCCATATAGGATTTTATGCAGCGCATATCCGCACAGGGACGTGCAGTGACTCCGTTGTAGTAATACAATCCGTTCTGCGTTCCGAAATACAGCATATCGCCGTACACGGCAACGGCGGCATGGTTGGTCTGCGGTATTTCCGTGTCGATATGTTCAACGGTGTAATTGGAGGGTCTGTCCCCAAACAGCCTGTAAAGGCTGTTCTTTTTGAAAATAAGCAGCTGATTGGAGAGCGCACGCACGGCAACGATCGGGTCGCCTCCGAGTGCGCCTATCTCAACATGACCGCCCTCAACGGCGGGAGAGGCTTCAACCGCACCCCATTGTTCAACGGTGCGTCCGCTGCCCGGAAGAACGGAATAATACAGCCTGTCCGGATTGGCCGCATCGCCGGCCGCAAACAGTCTTCCTCTGTACATCGTCAGAAACGAAACGGGAATGTTTGATGCGTTTTCTTCCGAACCGAATTGGGTGACGCTGCTGCCGTCAAATTTAATCATGCCGTGCTGCCCGTCGGCGATAACAAGGTAATCCGTTGTGTTGATGCGAACCTGTGCGCAGTCGTATATGGGTTTTGAGCGCGTGCTTTGATAGGTATAAACGGGTGTCCATGCGTTTTCAATGTATGCATAAACAACACCTCCCGCAATAACGACCGGTATTTCCGCACCGTTCGTTCGATAAAGTGCAAAAAAGTCAATGCGGAGCGTGCCGGGCACGGCAGCTTCAAAGAGCCGTGTGAATCCGTATGCAACACGCAGTTCGCCGCCGTCGGTGCACATATTCGCCGCATCGGGCGTGCAGGCGGGGGACATAAGGTTCTCGTCGCCCGATTGATTCAGGCCGATGAATCTGTCAACGGAATAGGTTTGAATGCTCATTTGTCGGTTCCTTTCTCAATTTTCAATTATTGATTGCTGTTAAGCATTTTGCGGCGGATCAGTAGCGGTTCACAATGCGGAAAGAATCATCGTCGCGTATATAGCCGCGCAGCTTGGCCTTGCCCGCTTCAAACATCGCAAGATAAATGTTGCCGCCGCTTTGTGTCGAAACATCGCCGCCGAGCCGTTCGCGCCCGACAACATAGTTCACAACAAGCCCCAAAAGGCCGTCGTCAAGGTCGCTTCGGTCTGAATTGTCGTTCAGCGTTCGGGGCTCGTACCGATAAGTGATCTCGGCTGCCGTGTCATACGGGAGCAGGAGTGTATTCGTTCGGTCGCCGCACCTGAAAGGCACAGCTCTGCCGAGCTGAACAACGCGTTCAATGCGTTTCACGCGGCGGGGCAGCAGGCTTGTGTCAACGATGCCTGCCGAAGTACGGACTTTATCCGTGCGGAACAGCCCGAGTGCATCTGCAAGTTCGCGTTGCGCGTCGTTGGCGTATTGCGTCAGCCTCACACGGTAGTTTTCAAGGGTTTGTGCATCGTGTCCGCGGTCAAGCTGAGCAAGTGCGGCGGTAAGAATGTCGTTAAGGGTCATATCCTTCCGTGCCTCCTGTCAAAAAACTCTGTCGGAGCAAGTGCCGCCGTTCAGACGCACTCCGCCGGAGTAAGCATTGCATTCGTATGCTTTTGAAATGCGTGCGGCTGTGCTCCGAACGCTTTTGCCGCTTTTG